TACTGTGTAATAGTAGTGCCTTTTACACTTAACCCACTGCCTTCTCTGCCAGCACCTAGCGGATCTATTACTTTTGCAACATACTTGCCTAGTTTGCGTGTTTTACAATTAAACACCCAAACCTCACTTGCTCCTATAATATCTGTAGGATTGATGCTGACAATATTAAATTTATCGTCTTGCTTTTTGTATTTTAGTTTAGCAACTAATTTATCTGCGCTTTTAGGCTTAGGTTTACGTGTTTTTCTATTTGCTTTTGATTGTTCAATAATAAAGTCACAAGCATCCATTATAACTTCTAAAGCAGTTATAATTTGTTTTACCTCTGATTTTGTACTGTTACTATAGCCTTCTTTAAGTTGTTCCCATAGATCGGCTTCTTTTTCGTCCATGTTTTTAAGTTGCCCTGCGGTAGGAATATTTAAAACATCTCTATATTCAGCAAGTTCAGATTCATAAAAATCTTTTATTTTCCTAGCATGTGCTTGGGTAACTTTATATTCAGCAAAATGTTTTTTAACATCAAATCCTTTTGGATTAAATTTTACATCGCCTTTGTAGTGGTCTTCTAACCATTCGTCAATCTTTTCTGCTGCCCTCTTAGATTGTTCAGTAATGCGTTCTTGGATACTTGGAACATATACATTCTTCTTTTCTTTCTCTTCTTCCTGTTTTTCTTCTACAACAGTACTGCCTTCTTTGATAGCATCCTCGATACGCTTTTTCAAGAATTGTGTACTAGGAGCAAGTTCACCCATAGTGCCAGGAAGGCTTTCCCAATACTTTGCATGTTTTTCATTGTAAGCAGGCATACCCCGCAGTAGCATTTTTGCTACAATAGCGGCTGTAATACTTAAAGTGTGTGCAGGTGCAGATTTTGCGTTTTTAATATCTTCTTTAGAATAATCCTGTTCTTTCATCCAAATCCAAACACTAGGATATAAATCCTGTGGCTTAAAATTATCATAGTACCAAGCTCTTGCGGCGTCTTTAGCTCTATGGTATTGCTCGCCTGTCCATTCTTCCCAACCTTCCCAACTAGGTTCAGCTAGTTTGGCTCCGCGTTTAATACGTGCGGTTGCTCTAGGTTGTTTACGTTTGGTCTTTACACCTTTAAGTGCAGTAAATGCCATTTTAATCTCCTACTAAAATATACAGTATATATTAGAAAGTGTAAAAGTCAATAACTTTTTGGATTATGCGTGTTCTCCGCCTGGATCATTATCATCAAAGTAAACCTTGTGTGGATTACCTTTTTTATCATGATAGATAGTGTAACCTCTTTGTCTACCATATGAATGATAACTGCCAAACAGATATGGTTTGCGTTTTGCAGTTTCAAATGTTCCAACAGTAATAGCAATAGCGCCAAGTAGAACAACGTGTCCTACTGCACTAACACCAAACACTGTCCAACTACCTACAATTAAACTAAAAGCAATACACCACATCCATGCAAGTACCTGCATCACCATGTGTCGTGTATTAAAGTCTGGTATATGACGTAATGGATTTTTATCGTGATTCATTACACCATTCCAACTGTTGTAGATAAATTCTCTCATTTTATCCTTCCTTTTCCAAATCCCAACGTACTATGTTAGATTTTCTCCCCTGACTCAAATCCTCGGAACGTTTTGAACCTTGGAAACCTAAGACTATACGTTTCACTATCTTGAGACTTCGTTCTAGCATCTGCTCTAATCTCAACTAGCTGACCAATGAGACTAGCACGTTCAGTCCAGTACTCATCACGTTGAGAGTCAGTGAAACCGCTCCCACAGTTAAGGCGATAATTGTATCCATCGTCTTCTCCTTCTACAATAATGGCACCTAATCTTCCTTCATTACGGCCTGTGCCTTCTTCAACCGCAACAACTTTTAGTGTGATCTCAATAAAGGGTTTCGCCTTCAACCATGCATGTGTTCTTTTACATTCATAAGGAGCATTTATATCTTTGATCATAACCCCTTCGTATCCACCGTCTACAGCCGCTTTATTAAGCTCTACAAAGCGTTCTTGACCTTCGGGAGTACTAAGGTCTACCTCTTCCCATTCAAGTGCTTGTACGTGCTTTAAAATGCTTTCATTCTGCTCTACCCAAGCCTTGACTGCTTGACTTCTAAATGATTGAGTTTTGTCCCAAATACCTTTTTGAAAGTCTGCAAGCGGACACATATCAAACAAGTGTAGTACTGCATCATCAGATTGCTTGCCGTCTTTGCGATGCACTTGTTTCATAAGGTCTTGGAAGTTAGCACTCATTACTTCTCCGTCTAATACAAGATCATAAGGTGCAGGCTTTTGTTTAATAACTTCTTCAATCTCCGAAATGATGTGACCAAAGTTATGAAACTGTTTACCATTACGGCTAAACATTTCTACTTTGTCACCTCGTATAATTGTAATAACTCTTACACCATCTAGTTTAATTTCAATTTGTTTTTTACCCACCATTTTCTTTTCATGGTTTGCACTGTCATGTGCAAGTGGACATGTAAACACAGGCACAGTACCTGGTGCTACTTTATTAACTGTTTTTTCACTTACACCACAACGTAAATCTTTAATAAGAATTCTACGGTACCAACCGTTCCACTGTTCTGCTGTTGCTGAACTCATTACAAGATTAATAGCATCTCGTGCCGCATGTCCTGTAAGTTCTCTTGCAATAAGTTTGTTTGCAAGTTCTTTAAAAATTTTCCATTCGCAACCTTGTGCAGAAATTACTTCATCTTTTGTAGGAACCTGTTTAACTCCAAATGTTACCAGTGGGTCAAGTGCCATTGTAAGACCCTCAAAAAATTCTGGTAATCCTTCTTCGTGTGCTAATTTGAGTATTGCTTCTTTGCCCAAACGTGAATTATCTGCTTCAAGTTTAGAAATAATATCTTGTGGTTGTGTTCTCATGTATGCCTCTCACTATTAATTATATATTATAATATAGCACCGTACAAAATAATTGTCAACCAGAAATGGACATATAGTAGCAGAATGGCATCGGTGGAGGGATTCGAACCCCCTGATTATTTCTAATCCTGGTTTTGGAGACCAGTGTGCCACTCCAACTGCACCGCACCGACTAACTATTTTTTTAATATACTATTTCTTGTTATGAATGTCAACTTCTTTTTAAAAAAACAGAAGAGAAAGTGTAAGTAATGAACAATGCAAAGTGCATCTAGGATAGCTTTTTATGGCATCTCCCCAAGCAATCTACAAACAACAAAGTGCAGAAAGCCTGCTCATTCCCAACTAACAAAGTGCAAATTTACTAAAGTTGGAACACACCGGCACACATCGGTTTCAATACCTATATGTTATGCAATACCCGTTTTGCAAAAAATGCAAAATGTATTACCGGTTGCCCATCCTCGTCTCACTTCCACTTCTGGGTGATTTACTCCGAAGAGCCTAACCACCAAAACTAGAGAACGTCAGCTCTTTGAAGGAACCTTTCAGTTTCTTCATCTAGCTCAATAGTGGTCTGCACATTGAGCTCAAGCAGACTATCTTGCAAGTCCTGCTTCTGACGTTTGAGTTCAGCAAGCTCACGCTTGAACTCAATGACTTCTTCTTTAGAGAAGATGCCAGTTGAAACTTCGTCACTACGGTAGTAGTCGTCTTTGGCTTTCTTGAGCTTGTCAAGTTTGCCGTTAATCACAGCATCACTTTCGCGAGGCTTTTGATCAGCATAAGTGCTGACAAACTGGATTTGCTTTTCCAGCATTGCAACATCTGCCAACATATCGTTGACCATGTTGTCTGCGTTTGCACGAGCAACCGCCTTGCGGATCTCGTATAATGCACCCACGAGTTTATCGCGAGTCAAACGATGAGTAAAGAACTCGTCGTGAACGGCATCGACCTGCTCGTTCATGTCTTCGAATTCATTTACTCTTACTAGAGTTTTGAATTCCAAACCCTTGATCATCTCAAGGATTGCGTTTTGAATTTTATTTGCCTTGCGTAGTGTTAATTGCATTTGCCTTTACTCCTTATTTTTAAGTCTATATTACAGTATACGTCTTTTGTGCTAAAAGTCAACCTATTTTGGATAGATAAATTTGGTGCCCCAGGAGAGATTCGAACTCTCACGCCTCTCAGCACTGGTTCCTAA